GATGACATATACTTTAGATCAAATCCTATATTTTATAAGATTTGGATGAAGTATATTGAAATTGCCGGTTTCCAACTTTCAGTTGGGAAAAATTATGTTCACAAGAAGATCTTCACTATTAATTCACAGTGTTTTACTTACATCGAGTCTACTGATACGATTCGTGAAACTACTTTCTTGAACGTTGGCCTACTTATCGGCCAATCCAAGTCTGGTATTGTTGGGGAGAAACTCCCCACCTGGGATCTATATAATAAGGTCACCTCTGGTGCCTATAATAAAGTCCAGGCTCACAATCGTTTCCTTTATTATCATAAAGACAGTATTGCTCAGATCTCGAAAAATGGTAATTATAATTTGTTTCTTCCTAAGATCTTAGGCGGTCTTGGATTTGTAAGGCCTTCACCGGAGATTCCTGTGGAGATTACTGCTTTCCAGAGACAACTTGCGACTTATTTTCATAACAAAATTTCTTTAGCTTATCATAAGCCCACATTAGCATGTGATCTTAAGTTAAGCCAAGCTGTTTTGATCGATGAACATAGTCCCATTGCCTATGATCCTTATCAAGGTGAACCAGTTCTGCAATTTATTAAGAAAGGCGAAGAAATGCCTGTTGGTTTTAATTACCCTAATAAATTGGATAAGCCAGAACATTTAATGATTCACCATACCGAAGACCATTTCGAACCCAAACTTAAATTCCGTTCCATTGCGTCTAGTGTCCTCCGAGATTTTAGGAAATCGGATGCCATTAAATACAAAGGAAAAGAATGTTGGTTTGGTTTTGAAAAGTCCGTTACCGGTAACTACCCCTTTGAGGTTGTCCAAAGTGAGGAGTTTGATAAGGAGTCTTTCGAAGAGAATATGCGGAATTTGATTGTTAAAGGAGTATTGGAAGACATCTTAGATAGTCATTTCGGTCCAGCCTCGGAAGAGACTGTACTGGATTGGTTAACTGAGATGCAGGGGAGATCAGAAGATCTCGGGCCACAGGTAGAAAGAGATGACGTCATAGTGACGGATCCTCTTACTACCTTTTGAGTTTATATTCAGAAATGAGTAACCCCAACGCCTCCCCCCGCCAAAACTTCTCGAAAGCAACACAGAAAATCAACGAACACAACAAACGGAACCAAAAGAATCAGCCTTCCAACAAGAAAGTCGCGTATAGACGTGGTTATCAAAGTAAACCAACTCAGAGTCAATCTAAGATGTTTTACGATGCTCTAACCTGTCCATTTGACCCGAACGTTCTTGGTGTTCAAGTTCCTGATCCTTTTCCCTTTCCCACACAAGTTTACCACGTCCACCAGACAACTGTAATTGGTGCTAGCTCTAACACACCTGGCACTGGCTGTATTTCCTTTTTACCTAACCCTTGTTTATCTATGATAGACTTAGGACAGTTAAAAGGACTTTCAGGCGGTGACAAAGTTGTTATTTCTACTCCATTTGCAGCCTATAACGCCTCTACTGCTTCTCCTGCCAATGCCATCTATGGTGCTGTCGGACCTGCTGCTTTAGCAGATGTCTTCGCAGACTATAGATTAGTTAGCTGGGGCATTAAGATTTCGAATCTGATGCCTGAGCTAGTTGCAACCGGCCGGATTATCATTGCTCAAATTCCCTTAGGTGATACGATTCCATCGTACCCCGCTTTAGTCTCCGCACTTGGCTCTCAAAATCAAATTTCTGAGTCAATTTACGGTATTGATGTGGCGTTCTTAGCTACATCGAACATACTTGAACTTCCCACTGGTTTCATGCTCACTGCACAAGATCTCTTGCACGGTGATGTTGAAATTGGTGGAATGTACTCGTCTGCAGACTTTTGGGACTTTAAA